TAATGGCCGACATAGCTGCATTCAATGCGGATGTCGAAAGGAAGATGGCTGCCGACAAACCGTAAACCTCTGCCACAAAAGCAGAGGTTTTTATATGGAAGTTCAGCTTGAAAATGCAGAAGCCCAACTGAAGGCTCTTGCTCGGTTGTTGGTTAGTGATAAGGAAACGCGCGCAAGGTTGAAAAAGTCGCTGCGTTCCGTCATTAAGCGTGCTCGAAAGAACATCGCAAATGACATTCATTCATCCCTGCAAAACGACCCACGCAAGGCGTACAAGTCCGTCAAGCACTCACTTTATAAAAAGATCATCGGTGGTAATGTCAGCATCCTGGCTGCACGAAAGGCAGGTCCCAAGTACAAGCTAATTGTGCCGCGCAAACTGGATCAAAACCCACATCAGCGTGGTGGCAACCGCCGTCCGCGTAGTCGGAGAACAGAACAACTGGACACCTATTTTGGAAAAGATCGTGGTTTTGTACTTCGTTTTCTTAATTCAGGAACCGGAGAGCGTGAGACGCGATTTGGCAACCGTGGAAGCATCCCAGCAGGGAACCAGTTCGAACGAATTGCAACATGGCACATGGACACGGCAGCCGAGGAGTTTGCCAACTCAATGGCAACTGAGCTCGAAGCAGCGTATGAAGGAAATTAAAAACTAAAGAAATATGGCAAAAGCGCAAACTATAGTAAAACTGACCGCCGAGACCAACGACTATGAGAAAAAGATGCGTCAGGCGACGAAGAGCTTCAACGACTTCATGAAGGGCGTGGGGCTCTCACCGGCGAAGCTCAATGCAATGGCCGTTGCCATCGGTGCGACCACAGCAGCCATGAAGGTGGCAAAGGATGCCTTCATGTACAATGAGAAGCAGCTGGACGAATGGGGGCGTACGGTGGCTGCTGCAAAAGGTGTTTATGAAGGATTCCTCAATGCCATCAATACTGGTGATATTAGCGGATTCCTGAGTAATATCAGCGCAATTCAAAAAGCCGCACGCGACGCTTACGATGCGCTTGATGAACTTGCCACATTCAACGCATTCAACAAAGCAAACATTGCCGGTGCAAGGGCAGATTTCACGGGGTCTGTTGCTGATTATCGAGAGGGAACTGGCAGCAAGGAAAGCGTCAAAGCGGCTGGTGAGGCACTCATCAAAGAACTTGAGACAAAGCAGAAGTTGCAGATGGAAGCCTACACAAAGACCATCGGGCTTGTAGCTGGGAAAAGAGGTGTAAATGCAGACGACCTTCTAAAAGTGATGACTGGTTCTTGGGGTAGTTTTAAAGAACTAAAAGACACAAAACTTACAGGAAGCCGAATGGTTTCCTATAGTGGTGGAATGTTTGGCGGTGGCGGCTCCTATATTGTGGCAGCTCCAAACAACGAACGAGAGAGACTGGCTCAAGCCGTTCAGCAACTGAATGACACAGAAATAGACAACTTCCAATCTCTTGCCGAGTCTGCAAAAATGACGCAGGTGGAGATCAACAACCAGCGCAAGATGATGGCCCGTATTTTGAACGGGAACACCGGCGGTGGTGGTGGTGGTGGACGCGGCGGTGGCGGTGGTGGAAACAACATCACCTATGCGTCTGACAGCATCGCAGCGCAAGAGAAGCTGATTCAAGACTTAACAAAAGCATGGCGCGAAGCGAGTGCGGAATTTCGTGCAGGGTATCTGAAGCAGCTCAAGGAGGCTGAGAGTGTCCTCGAAGACATGAAGAACCCGATGGGCCAGCTACCAAAACCAACAGGCGAACAGTTGGAAAGTATTGGTCTGAACAAGAACCTGCTTGCCGGTGCCACCTTTGCCGACCTGAAAGAAGGAAGGTTCACTGTGCCAACCGAAGAATTGGCTCGTAAGTTTGTAGAAGCTCGATTGAAAGATAAAGACATGCCGTATCTGCATCGTACAGAAGACGGTTTTACTTACGTTAGCGGACGCGAACTTGCAGATGGTATGGCAAGTGCAATGTCTGGTATCACATCCAGCATCGAACAGCTGGGAATTGACATCCCAGATGGCTTCAAGACTGTCATCAGCGCAATGCAAGGTATCAGCACCATATTGACTGCCATCAATACGACGCTTGCTATTATGAAGGCTATTGATTCCGCAGACTTCTTCAAGCCACTTGCCACTGGTGGTATCGTGAGGGCAGCTGGTGGATACTTTGTTCCTGGCAATTACAATTCCGGGGACCTCGTACCGGCATTGCTGAACAGTGGCGAATTAGTGCTTAATCGTGCGCAGCAAGGCAATTTGGCAAGCCAACTCCAGAACCCGATGGGCAACATGAACCTCACGGCTTCGTTGTCAGGTGAGACCATCACGCTGGCTGTGAAGGCTGGGAACCTACGTCGTGGGCGTGGGGAATATGTAACATCTAAGACGAAATCGTATGGCTACAACTTGGACGCTTAATTTTCTATCGCTGACCGACGTACAATGCACGTTGACCATCACCACAAGCAGTGGATCGGGAAGCCACACACTGACCGGTGCAGACGTTCCGTTTGTGATGAACGAGAACGACAGCACGTCTCTGCTCGATGTGGTGCGCTCACGTTCTGGTGTCATCCGCTTGGTGGAGACTGTATATGGAGAGCTCGACGGCCTGCGTCCCACCACCAACATGTCGCACAGGGTGCAGTTCACCTATGGCAGCAGCCTCCAGTTCGATGGATACATCCAACCATCTGACTACGAAAGCGAGTGGGTTGCTGCACCTCGCGTCTTGGAGTTCCCGGTTGCATCAAAGGTGATGTTGGCCGATTCGGTTAACTTCCCTACCTATGTGGAACCCGAATATATCACCATCAGAGATGTGATCGAGACCATCTGTGGACAGCTGGGCATCGAATACTTTACCTATCCTCAGGCGACATCTTTGACATCAGAGATTAACTCCCTGGTCATCGTTCCGTTCAACTCGCAGTTCCCGTCTGATCGTGCGAACGAAGAGATATGGGCACCTCGTTCGCTGCTCTATGGCATAGAAGGCATTTGCCGTGCTTACGGCTGGATATGCTTCGACGAGCCAAACAACCTTGTGTTTGTGCCTGCCAAAAGACCTGCCAGCAATACGGTGTACAGGAAGGTGAAGGTGTCAACTGGCACAGCTTCGCAAATCTACATCGACAGCGTGAACCTGAACAACTACACGCTTCTGAGCGATTCAGGCACAGAGTCCATCATCCTTCCTTTGAACAAGGTTGAAATAAAATACGATGGTGAGTTCCCGACTTCCAGGCTGCCATTTGACCATTGCAAATTTACAAACGTCATTGCACCTACTGGAACTTTCGGAAACCTTCCTGAAGATCGTTTTTCGTGTGGATTCCTTTCGCTTCAGACCAATGAGATAGAAGGACCAATCTATGACGACAACTACATCAGCAACGATGAGCTTCGCGACTATGGTGCCTACATGGTGAGTGGTGGCATGGGTGATGACCTGACAGAGCAGATTCTCATCAAGATGGCATTGAGCTGGGCAGGTGCCGGTGTGATATGGACGTTCAACTTCTACGACCACCCGGTGGGAGACTGTATCATGAGGATGAAATGGAAGTGGGCGAACGACCAGAAGCTGTCGCACCTCGGAACACCTGCAAGAGGACTGGGAATGTCAATCACATGGGCAATAAAAGTTGATTGTGGTGACCTTCACTATACTGGAAATGGAGCTTATCCGTGGTGGACATCAAACATCAGCCCAAGTTACGATTATCAGATGGATGTTCCTTTGAAGGACAATGGAGAAGTCGAGTTCTACATCCACCAATGTCCCGTCACCGGTCCGTTGTCAATCGGCCTGTCACTCCCACTCAGAACAGGTGAGGGGCTGATCAACAACTGTGGCATCGTGGATGGTGACCTGTTCTCCATCGAGTCGGTGACCATCGAACCGGCAAAGATGCGCTTCGACAAGTATCGGGAAGCAAAGAACAAAAGTGACATTGTCGAAAACAGCACGGTGGCACCCTATGATGCTTCAGTGACATTTCCAATGACCTTCTGGCGTGGAAATAACCACTTCATCAGCGAATCAACCGACGCAGCTGTGCAATCAGGCAAGCCCGACATGTCGCACATGTTCGTGACACGCCATTGCGTCAAGCCTGATCTCCGGTTCCAAGAGTCGAACTTCCACATCGACGAATATGAGCTGGACGGCATCGACTACCGAATCATTGGTTACTCACTCGACCCAATCAATGACAAATTTACACCAATCCTTTTAGAGTTAGAATAATATGGCATTACACGGAGGCAAAATAATTGTAGGAAAAAAGAGTGGCACCAGCTATGTGACAGCTGTGGCAGCCGCGAAGAGCTGTGAGATTGAGTCAAGTTGCGACAGCATTCCAGTGAGCGCACCAAACATTTCGAATGGTAGCTGGCAGCATGTCATAGCTGGCAGGAAAGCATGGCGTGTGACTGTCAATGCACTGGTGTCGAATGTGGAGCAGATCCTGGTTGCCGGTGATGATGTCGAGCTAAAGATCTACAACGCCGACGTGTCCAGCGATTATGTGACCGGTGATGCCATCGTGTCATCATGTCGTGTGACTGGCACCCTGTTCAACCTTGCTCAGATGTCAGTCACCTTCGAAGGCAATGGGCCGCTCACGAACACATAGAATGATGGCAGCTGTCACACCTATACTCTGACGGCCTTACATGCCACATGTGAGGCCTTTACATGCCACACCTGAGGGGCTTACATGATACATGTGAAAGAACCTTATTTTCGGTGCAAATCGCACGAAACGGCAGAATTTTCGGTGCAAATCGCATGAAATGGCAGAAATTTCGGTGCAAATCGAACTGAAATCACGCTCCTGGTTCCTCCAGTAAGAGCTCTGCAACCTTCTTGAAGTCGTTGTGAACCGACTCAGCCATCACCTTCGCGTAGCGTTGCGTTTGTTTGACGTTAGTGTGACCCAACATCGCACTAACGTTTTCTATTTTGGCACCATGCTTCAGCATCATCGTGGCAAAGGTGTGACGCGCCATGTGGCTGGTCAGGTTCTTCGTCAACCCCAGCATCTCACCCATCGCTTTGAGCAGCACATTATAGTGGTTGTTGTTGATCACAGGCAGTTGCATGTTGTATCGCTTCAGAACAGACACAACCGGTGGCAACAGCTCACTCACGAAGGGGACACCCGTTTTGATGCGCTCACCATTATGCACCCACACGCCATCCTCTTCATGGTAGTCACGGATGTCGAAGGCCACCATGTCGCCGAAAGCAAAACCGGTGTATGCCTGGAAGACAAACAGATCGCGCACAACAGTCATCGTGCTGCCTGGTGTGGGTGTGCAATGCTCGATGATGGAGAGCTCTTGCTGTGTGAGATATTCGACTGTCTCCCGGTCACCACGATTGAACTGTCCACGCAGGCGGTCGTATGGATTGGCAGCCAGCTTGTCGAACAGGACAGCGTTGTTCAACAACTTCTTCAGGCATTTGTGGTAGTTCCACACACAGCCATCGCTGATCTTGGGAGCCTCGATGCCAGCCATCACGTCGGCCTGCTTCTGCTTTGTTGGCAGCTGGTGCAGCCATGAGTCGAACAGATATATCTTTTCTGTGGTCAGATCACTCCAGGTTCTGATGCCACCCCACTCGTTCAGACGTGCCATCAGGGTGCGATAGTGCCTCTTGGTTCCTTCACTGATGGTCATCACAGGTATTTGCGTTTCGCACCAGTCAAGGAAGGCCGTGCCACTCTCTGCTCCATCGTCCCACACCTTGCGCCTGATCTCAGCTGACACGATCGGCCTGCCTTCTTCCAGACAGTTGTTCACTTCAGCCTCGATCTTGTCACGGATGATGTTGATGCGTCGCTCAAACTCTGCCCACCCTGGCATGTCGGCGATCTTGCCAGACACCCACAGGTTCTTCTTCACCCTAAGTCCGGTGTTGATATAATACGATCGCCGGTTGGCGGTCACGCGAACCTCCAACGGCCCTTCTTCATTGTTCTTCGTCCGGCCACGATGGTCGAACACAATCTTAGTCGTTATCATAGCTTTGTTTTTGAATGTTGTTTACCCAGTGGGAAAACATGGGGAAACATTTGGTTAAATTTCGATGTACTAAAACGTACAAACTCCCACACATTCGCACTCAATTTCTTTTTCACGGCATCCTATCCTTTCCTTCTATCCATTGGGAAAACCCCGTTTTTACGAGGTTTCCCACGAATGAAACAAGTGATCCCGTTGGGATTTAGTGTGAGTTTGGGATGATGTACTATTTACTCATGTTTTCTCATTTGCATTTCAAAATGGGGAAACATTTTTACTTTTCAGCGGCCTTAGTGCCGCTTTTTTTGTTTAGTTCCCTGATGGCTCTGTTGAGCCGTGTGACAGTCTGCTGGAGGTCAGCTCTGACGGCTTTGACTTCATTGAGTTCTTCACGGAGTGATGCACGGAGATCGTCAACGAGTCGGATGCGCTGTGCATAGAGTTCCACCATGTCGGCGGTCGGTCTGACGTTTTCAGTCGTTTGGGGTGAGTGTGGACGCTCCATCAGCAGCACCCCCCGACCTGTGAGCAGATAATCAAGGCTGAACACGCCAGGGAATGTCTTGCAGATGTTTTCAAACAATCGGTCAGTCAGATACGACCCATTGCCGTTCATTGCAAGAGTGATTGCGTTCCTTGAATAGTTGATTGCGGATGCAAAGTCTGTTTGCGTGTGGATGTTTTTATATCTTCGCAGATATTCATATACTTCCTTCAATCTTTCTTTTCTTTCTTTCATCAAATATAGCACTTATGTTTTAATAATTGTTAATATAGAGCATTTTTGTTTTATTTTATTCTTGACTTTTAGCAAAATTGTTTTATATTTGCAGTCGAATAATAAATAAATAACGTTTGAGTTTAGAGCCATTTGACGATGTAAGGCTATCACTAACCTATAAACCGCCATAATAGAGTGCAAAAATAAGGCTTTTCGCCCGAACATCTTACAAAATAGTAATATAATTAATAAAGTTTAGCAAAAATGCCAAAGGAAAAAGTTACACGAAAGGCTTTGCGTAACATGCTTGTAGGGCAGACGCGAACGTTTTCCATTGACCCTGTGCGCTTGATCAACAGCGCGCGAGTCATGTGCAACCAGCTCAAGAACGAAGAGGGGTTGACGTACATCGTGCATCCTGAGTACGACATTAAGATTGTGAGCATCACCAGAACAAAATGACTATGAAGTTCGACAAGGAGACACGGGAGGCGATCAGGAAGGCTGTGCAGGACAGCATGGCAGAAGCCATGATGACGTATGAAGAGCGGTGGCTGACAAGTGACCAGCTGCTGGCACAGTTCGGCATGATCTCGAAGGACTGGCTTCGCCGTAATGGATGGAGGCTGCCACGCGGACGCATGGAGCTTCCAGATGAGCACGGGAAGATCAGGACACAATGGGCGTACCCACAACACAGAATCGCCCAGCTGATACATGAGGAAGGTTTGAGAGTTTAAACAGGACAGGCCGGGTGGCAATAGGAGCGTCAACAATTTTCTTTTAGTCAATAATCTCGCAGAATGTGCGTGGGTTCGAATCCCACCCCGGCCACAAACAAAATAGTTCTTTGACTTACTGGCACACTACCCCATCATAGCGAAACGCATTGTGAAGGAAATGAAATGTCTATACAACATCGTGAGGTGTTTCACGATGGAACGACGGAACTGAGGCGACCGACGCACACTTCATGAGCAGCGTGGATGATGGGAAACACATAAACGGATGCCGTGTAGTTCAACTGGTAGAGCATCGGCCATTCCTGAAAAAGGATGGTAGCAGAGACGCAGGTTCGAGTCCTGCCACGGCAACAATACCTGGGCGCAGGGACAAAGGTTCTATATTAAGGTTTTTAGCTTAAGAACTTGTTGTTATCAATTTTTCTTTTCATGTTTCATTCATGGAGTAAGTTATTTATGAGTTTTAGAGTAAGCAAAGCCCGTGAGGGTGTCACCTTTTTCGTTTTTCATTTATTTATACCTCATTATGCCGGCCTGTGAAGGTAGGCATTTTTATTTTGAATTTACTAACTAAAAATATATGAACGATTATGAAAGAATTCCTGAAGACTATGGTGGAGGACTACCGGAAGGAGAACTTCACGAAGAACGAAGTGATGAAGTATGGTATCATCTATCCGATGAGTATCTTCGCGTTGATGATGGGAGCCAGCTTGCTGGCGTAGGAGTGAAGAAGTGGTGTCTTCCGTTGTTTGAGAAGCATCTCAACTGGAAGAAGGCCGAGTTTGGCAGCTCACGCATGTTCTTCGACGAACGCATGGACGCACTGGCAACCATCCTGGCATCCTACCCCACCGCCGACACCAAGAAGCTGAGCAAAGAGTTTGGGCTCAGCATCGCACACATCGGCATCATCGCACACTACTATGGCGTGCACAAGACCGAAGAGCGGAGACGGGAGGTCAGGATTGAGAACGGACGCGAGGCGTTCCTGAGACTGCTGTGGGCAGAACGTAAAAAACAAAAACCTAAACGACATGGAAATCAAAATCAGCAAAAACATCAACGACGTAACGATGGAGATGGGAGCGATGCCAAGTGAAATACTTGGCAAAGAGATGAGTGCAACCGTATTGGCAAAGCTCATCAGGAGTGCAAACGAAGCCGCGCAAGCGGTATGGAAGAAACACCCAGAGTTCAAGACTGTCACGCTCGACACCTTCAGCCAGGAGGAGAAGAACATGATGGAGACTGTGGAGAAGGTACAGAAAGGAGGCTCCTGATGCTTACTGTCACATCGAAGACGAAGGACATCCTTCGCACCATCGAAGAGGAATACCCACGCACGCTGTACTGGTTGGTGAAGAAGCTGGGCGGTGACAAGAAGTTCGACGAGGTGCGTGACGATCTGCTCAGACGGGCATACAGGACCAGAAGCGACCAAGAGAGCGAGGCCTTTGAGTGGAACTCGAAGGACGGCAACAAATGGTATGTGTGGGAGCAAGCGCGATACTTCCCAAGTGGTGACGATTCGTTCTGCCATCCCATCAGCTTCTGCTACTATCAGACCATCGGAAGCATCGGCGTGTTCCTTCCATCATGGACGCAAGGCGAAACAGGCGATCTGGTGGTGATACACTTCACCAACCACTTCTTCCTTCGGTTCAGTTCGTGGACGAAGGTGAAGGTGGGCTCAAAGGAGATGCTGAAACGCTTCTTTAGTATGATTCACGGTTTTACCATCCACTTCAACAATGAGTACAACGAAGCCGGATTGCAGACGATGGATGTGCGACTGCCTGGGAGCCTGGGACGTGGATGCGTGAGGAAGGATGGCATGGTGATAGACGTTCGCACGTTCCTGCCCGACAAGAACCTGTCGAAGAAGCAGCTGAAGGAGACTGAGCACATCAGGAAGACCGGCGACAAAGACACCTTCGAGCCGAAGCCACTGGTGATGCAACGGTTGGAGGACAGTCTGAAGGCCGTGAACAGCTTCATGACAGACATGGACAGGTTGAAGGCGATGGGCGTTGACTCAGAGACGTGCGATCTGTGTTCCGTGTTCAACATGATGATCTCACGGGCGTTCGTGGAGCTCGACTATGCCGACGCGCAAGACTCCGACTTCTGGGAGCGTCACACAGTGAACAGCATCCAGCCATTGCTGGAGTTCGCGCCTGAAGTGATCGCCAACAAGCTGGACAGTCATGCGGTGATCAGGAACCTGCCGAACCTGCTCACGAAGATAGCGAAGGCCGACGGCATCCGGAGGAAGTTCAACATGAAAGAATGCCTGTTCAAAGTCAACGGGTATTGGCAGAGTGAATTGGAAAAGTACAAAAACAAACATCAACAAAATTGAGTTATGGAATTTATCGGTAAAGTTTACAGACTGTTCGCTGTCCAGTCAGGGACCAGCCAGAACAGCGGCAACGAGTGGAGAAAACAAGAGTTCATCTTTGAGTACAAGGAAGACCCGGCACAGCGATGGAGCGACAAGGTGCTGCTCAGTCTTCAGAACAGCAAGATCGACGAGCTCAGCCTGAAGGAGGGCGACGATGTGAAGGTTGGCTTTGAGCACCACGTGCGCGAGTACAACGGCAGATGGTACAACGAGATCCGCATCTACAACATCAAGAAGATGATGGATCAGGAACCCACACAGACCTTCGTGAACGAGCCGAAGGAGCAGAGCCTGCCATTGACGACGGCCCCCACATCGGCGACACCACCATCAGACGAGCCCAATGACCTGCCATTCTGAGGAACGGACACGCCGGCAGCAGCGTGACCACGAACGCTACATGGCGCACAGGGATGAGCGTTGCGCATACCAGCGCGCATACTATGCTGCACACAAAGAGAAATGCAAAGAGAGCGTGAGAAGATGTGAAAAGCAACGAGTGCAGCGCGAGAAGGCTGCACTCTCAACTCGATGAACTATGAACGAACAAGAAAACAACAACCTACCACCGCTTCGAGACTTCGAAGAGATAGACAGCGAGGTGCCACACCTGCTGCGAGAGCGTGAATGGTTTGGCACCGACACATCAGGACTGCTGTTGGACTTTTCCGAGCCCTACACGCCACCGAAATGGACGTTGACGCACAATGGCATACCATTCGCAAAACTTGGCGACCTGCACATCGTGAGCGGCAAATCTGGCCACGGAAAGACAGCCTTCATGTCGCAGATCATGGCAAGCATCCTGTGCGGACAGTTCGGAGGCATGAAGTTCGACCTGGAGACCGACAAGCCGCCCGTGGTGCTTTACATCGACACCGAGCAGAGCAAGGATGACACCATCGCCATCAAGAACCGCGTGTGCACGATGGCCGGCATCGACTACAACCTTCGGTCAGACACCTTCTTCGTGGCACGCCTGAGAGACACGGTGAGTGCTGAAGACCGATACAAGCAGATCCTTCAGCTGTTATGGGACCTGAGGCCCACGGTGGTGTTCATAGACGGTTTGCTCGACATTGTGGATGACTACAACGACCAGAAGCAGTGCACGCCGATCATCCGTGAGCTGATGGCCGTTGCCACCTTCTACAACATCTCAACCTGGTGCGTGCTGCATGAGAACCCAACCACAGACAAGATGGTTGGTTCGCTTGGATCTATCGCCCAGCGCAAGGTGACCGAGGTGTTCATCATCAAGAAGCACAAGAAGGACAAGGAACCCAACAACCCCAAGTTCGCCGACTTCCCAAAAATATTCTTCAGCGTGGAGCAGGCGAAGGCGAGAGGCAAGGACCAGGAAGACTGGTACTTCGAAATCACCGACAAAGAGTCGTGGGGAGTTCCGAGGGAGATTGGCGTGGAGGTGCAACCAACGAGCGAAGAGGAACGGGAAATCAGGAACATTGACACGGTTTTCTCATCCTACACATGGACACGGTTTGGGGCTACATACACAGAGCTCCACAGATGGTTTGAGTCGAAGGGAATGACAAGCAACAGACGCATCGACTACATGATGAACGTGGCTCTGGAACATGGAATCATCTACAAAGAGAAAAAGAAATATTATTACAAAGGACTCAACAAACCATTGCCGATTGAGAATGAAAGCATGCCATTTGGAGAACCTGAGGATGATGTTCCATTTTAACTCCCAATTTACCCCCACACCGCTTGACCGGCATGACCCCCACCCCCCAGTATATATTTATATATATATACATGGGGGTGGATGGTAATGCGCCTGCACGGGCAACGCGCGCGCGCGGTTAGCTTTACATATTGACCAATTTATGCTTTTTAACAAAACCTTCAGACTAAAAGCCCAGCTCAGCGTATTGCGAGACATTGCGAAGGACTACCAGGGGCTGACGATAGAGAACATCATCAAGCAGCTGGAGTCACGCATCGACCATCTTGAAAAACAGAAGAAACATGATTGACAAGAACACAGAGCAGCGCATCAAGGAGGCTGCGAAGATCTACGACGTGGTGAGCGACTATGTGAAGCTCAGGAAGACCGGCGCACGATACACTGGCCTGTGCCCGTTCCACAAGGACACGAACGATGGCAACTTCATCGTGTACCCGAAGATGAACGTGTTCAAGTGTTTCAAGTGTGATGACAAGAAGGGAGGTCCCATCGAGTTCCTGATGATGCACGAAGGACTCTCGTATGTGGAAGCTCTGCGATGGTTGGGCAAGAAATACCACATCGAGACAGACATGGAAATCGACTACAAACCTACACCCGTGGCACCACCGCCACCACCGCTTCCAACTCTGACGCTTCCCTTCGACTGGGTGAAAGACCGTGAGCACTGGGATGGCGACAACCTGGTTGCTTGGATCAAGACAGGCGTGAGCTGGGACTGTGTGCAACGTGGACGCATCGACGATGTGCTGCATGAATACCATGTGGGCCACACACGAAGCGGCATGACGCTGTTCTGGCAGATAGATGACACAGGCCATGTGCGCACCGGCAAGATGATGCGCTACAACAAGGACGGCCACCGCTGCAAGGGCGACGGTTACAACCGCGACTGGATACACGCTGCACTGGCACGTCCGGTCATCGTGAGAGACGTGAACGGCTATCCCATCAAGGATGAGAACGGCAACGTGGTGAAAGAGGTGCGCAATAAGATGTACTACGACGAAGACAAGCAGATGATGCGCCAGTGCCTGTTCGGGTTGCACCTTCTGGACTACTACAAGCGTGACCGCATCCAGCAGGATGTGTGCATCGTGGAGAGCGAGAAGACAGCCCTTCTGATGGCCATCGCATACGGCAACGGCATCAAGCAGGTGTGGATGGCATGTGGTGGGCTTCAGAACCTGTCACGAGAGATGATCCAGCCGCTCATCAACCAACGGCGACGCATCATCCTGTACCCTGACAAGGACGGCATCGAGAAGTGGAGGGTGAAGGCAGAGCAGCTGCACTATGACAAGCTGACTGTCGAGACGAAGCAGATCAATGACTGCTGGAAGGAAGAGGACGGGCCGACAGCCGACATCGCCGACGTGGTGGTGCGCATGATCAACGAGAAGAAGATATACAAGACAGCCGAGGAGGTGGTGGAGGACCTGCCCGTCCTGAAGGCGTTGCATGAGAAACTTAATTTGGAGGTTATCAAATGATTGGGGAGCAGAAACAAAAGGATGAATCAGGGTGCGTGACCGTTGCATGCAAGGTGCCAAAGTGGGTGGCAGACCTGCTGAACCTGATTGCCGAGTCGCGCAATGCAGTGACGAACGACATCCTGAAGATGTGCATCATGTTCATCATCGAAACGGCGAAGCTGACCACCGACCCGTCACCAGACATGAAGGTGCTGCTGAACATGATCCAGATGGATGCGAACTGGGCGAAGATGTTCAACTACTGTTCGAGTGGACAGCTGGACGTGGCACAGGCCATCCTGGTACTACAGCAGACCGATGGCAACAAGCCGCGTGAGGGCTTCGGACTGGCCATGTTCAACAAGCCATTCATGGGTGACTGCGTGCAGAACCTGTCGAAGGATGAGATACTGGAGCGCGTGGTGGAACTGACGATGGGATATGACGACTACATGAAGCTGCGCGACATCGGCAAGGGAATGGAGAGTGGCAGCATGCGCGAGACACTCAGCCGCATGATCGACGCACAGATGATCATCGACTTGGATGAGAGCAACCGGCAGGAGCTGCCAGGGTATGGAGACCGGCATGAGTATGGCAAGGCCATCGAGTATGGACAGCGCACCAGACGTGTGCGCCATCGCACACCTGACAGCGTGGCCAACAGTCAGCATACCATCCGCTTCACTGACTACGACAAAGAGCTGGCCGACTACGAGGCGCAAGACTGGGAGGGTGAGCACATCGGTGAACATGTGTCGCCTGCTGAGATTGAGGATATACTTGGAGGCAAACCATTCGGAGTGGAACCGTAAACAGTGATGAGCTATGAGTTTCGAGTTAGAAAAGCGATTCATCATCACCGAGGCCGA